CAATCCACGAACTTCCCGGAGGTATCCAAACGTGTGCAGTGTAACGCTCTTTGTTTTTCAGATAATCAGGGATATTGAGCTGACCCGTCAGGTGCATCGCGTCCAGAAATTCCAGATAGATCGGCGTGAGCACCCGATCGGCCAGCATGCGTTGCATCTTGCGGAATACCTTCCGGTCCTCGATGAGTCCCTGGCGGGCGGAGGAGTATGTCACCTGGGACAAGTCCCGCGAAACCGCCTCATAGCTGAGCCCGAGTCCAGCGGCAATCAGCCGGATGAGGGTCGCGAGAAAATCCTTCGTGTTGGATGCCTGGCCGGATGGGATCACCGTTTGCACTTCATCGCCCGGATTCAGCTCGCCGATCATACCCGGCGAAAGCGTCATGCCGTCGTAACTGACGGTTTGGCCCGTTGTCCCCATCCCCCGCCCCGGCGCCGTAGGTTCCCGCTTCTTGATGAAGACGGCCATGCACGCCAGCACCCGTTCCTTGATGCCGACCGCCTCGATAAACTGATTGGCGTCCTTAATCCGGTTGAGCGCCGTCGCCAGCAATGATATCTCCCGAATTTGCTGGGGATGCGTTTTGTTGAAAACATAAATGACGTCCTTCGCCTCGATGCGCACCGTCTCGTTCGTGTACATTGCGAGACCCGAAGCGTCCACTTTCTTGAAGTGGAAGGCCGTCGGCCGATTGTATTGGTCCAGCTCGATGCCTTCGATAACGGTTCGGCCGTTATAGGATGGCAGGTTCGTCGCGAGTTCATCGACGGACCGGACCTGAAGCTTGAACGGGAATCGCTCGTCTTTGACATATACTTTGACCACAAAAAAACCGCCGTCCACAATGTAACGGCGGATCAGCATGGATTCGATTTCTTCGAGCGATTGGGTGCCCGTAATATCGCAGTTCTCGGCCCTTGACCACTCGCGCCAGAGCTTCTCGATTTTATCGTTCAGCTCATCGTTTTTATTGCCGAGCACATCCTCTGCGATCTTCGCCTGCAGGACGCACCCGCTTCCGACCACGTTCCGGTCGAAGGCCGACAGCACCGCGGCCGCCAGGTCGCTGTTTCGTTCCATGTCCTGGGCTCTGGCCCGGATCGTTTCACGTTCGCGTGCAATGCGGAACCGGTCGAAGGTCATCGACGGGTTCCAGTTTGCGTTCAGCCGTCCGCGGCCACCGGAGTCGAACAGGTCCATTCCCGACCGCCAGGCCATACGTTTGTATGCCCATCGTGGGCTGAGGATCGCGATGGCGCGGTCCAACCAATTCAACAGGATCACCTCCCTTCGAAGTAGGCGAGTTTGAAGATGCCGCCCTGCTCCAAGATACGGAGTTCGCGTTCCAGGCGGTCCCGCTCCTGATAAAGCATTCCGAGATCCGCCCGCCGAATCATCCGGCTTCCGATCCGATATTCCTGGGCGCCCTCATAGATCGCCTGGATGGCTTTCTCCACCTCGGCGAGCTGCTGCTTGAGCTTCGCGATGCGCTCCTCGCGCTCTTCTTGCGTCACAACCACGACCTCCCCTCGATCCAGGAACTGATTTTCGGCTTCTGCGCCGGTCTCGTTTCAGGTTGCTGAGGCTTCTTTGCCGGCGGCTCGTATCGCATGTATCGGATCCCGAGCCGATCGGCGGCGAATGCCGCATACACTTCGGCGTCGAGGTAGTGGTTGTCAGCGTGCGCGGATTTCGGTTGCCACATTTCGACCTCGCGACCGCCTCGTTTCACCTTCACCTTTTCCTCGGATGTGATCTGCTCGGCGTAGTCGAGGTCGCAGTCGTTATGGACATACCAGCCACCGGACTCGCCCGGCTTTCGCGCAAGCCGATTTGCAATGAAATCTTTGTAGTATGCCCCGTACACGAGGTACAGCGAAATACTGGCCTTTCCCTTGTCCGTGCGATCGATATGTGTGAGCCGGTACTTGTTCGGTATCTCGTTGCTTGCGCCCTTGACCGCCACAGCCCATTCGGAGTTGGCCGCGACAAAATCATAGGTCTCGTCCGCGTTGTAACCGGAGTCCACGGCGCAGAGGTTCACGAAGTATTCCGTCCCATCTGCAGAGTAGTACGGCGTATTCATGACCTGTTCGATATCGGCCCATGTCTCGGCCACCCCGTGACGCACGTTCCAGCTCGTCATCCGCTCGCCCCATGCCCGGATCGTGTAGTAGAACCGGTCCTGCTGCACGTCCACGCCGCCGGTCAGCAGGATCGTGCCGTTCGGCACGACCCCTTCGTCGTACCCGCTGGTCCGCTCACGCACCTTCTCGCTGTTCAGCTTCACTTGCGTCTGTTCCCACGGCTCGGCCAGCCAGGAATTGACAAAGTTCATGAGCTCCTCCGGCGTGTTCTTCGATACGAGAAATTCATAGGCCACATCCCCGAAGCGCACCCACGGGCTGTATATCGCGTTCAGCCAGAATGCCGTCTTGTTTCCGCGAACGTTCGAGCGGCCGTCTTCCGTACGCCACTCGCCGGCGCGAAGCATCGCCGGTTTCTGGGCGTCACGGATCGGCTGGCGGCATCGCTCGCATTCGTAATGCGCCGTACCCCGAATCTCATCCCGCGGAAGCGAACGGTCGAACTTGATCTGCTTGAACTTCAGCGTCTGATATGCGCTGCAATGCGGGCACGGGACGTAGTACTGAAGCTTGACGTCCGCTTCCTGATACGCCTGCCAGATGGGGCCGGATTTGTACGTCGGCGTCGACGTCTGGACGATTTTCCGGTTGTAAGTGAACGTTTTTGTCCGCTCGCGGGCCAGCGCCCTCGGATCGGCTTCCTTCCCGGCGCTTTTCGGATACTTGTCCACCTCGTCCATCATCAGGTATCGAATCGGCCGGCTGGCCAACGATGCCGGGCTGTTGGCTCCGGCGACGACGACATACATGCCGTCAAATTGCAGTTCCAGCACTTTGGATTCCTCATCCCGATATCGCTCCGAAAGTGCCGGACTGAGTTGGACCATCGGCTGCATCCGGTTTTTCGATGTGAATTCCGCCAGGTCCAGCGTCGGGTAAACCACCAGCGCCGGGCTCTGGTCTTGCGCGATCACATATCCGAGCATGTTGAAGATCGCTTCCGTCCCGCCGACCTGCGTCGGCTTCACGAAGATGATTTCCTCGATCCGCGGGTCGGTAAAGGCGTCCATGATGCCGCGAAGGTACGGCGTCCTGTCCGTCGACCAGGGGCCGGGCTCTGCGGCCGTCCGGGAATCGAGCACGCGGAACCGGTCCGCCCACTCCGAAACCGTCATTTTCTCAGGCGGTCTCAAAACCTGGAGGGCTTCCAGGATCCAGGGCGGCCATTCAAGATTTTTTTGCATCGTACACACCCCGGACCGACAGTTGGAGCAGGACAGCGTTCGTCGTATCGGTAATCTGTTGCTCGATCACGCGCACTTGTTCCGGCTCCACATACGGGGCGACTTCCATCGCGATTTTGCGGCTGAATCCCTGCATGGACCGCCTGAGAGCGACCAGGAAGCGCTGCAGATCGCTGACCACCTCTTCCCGGCGAATGTACTCGCCTCTCGATATGGCGTTCTTGAGTTCCGCGGACTCCGCCTGCTGCTTCTTCAGCTCCGCCTCATAGTACAGCTTTTGTTGTGCCAGGGTCATGCCTTCCCCGGATTCGTTCGACCTTCGTTTCACACCCCGGTTTTCCATCACCCAGGCAATTGCATCCCGAAGGACGAACCAACCATTCGATCGTTTCGGCATACCGGCTTTGACCCACTGTGCAAGCGTATTGCGGTGCACATTGAGCACTTCGCAGAGTCCGAAAGTATTGATACACAAGGCATCGTCGACGATTTTTGTCCTGATTTTTTCGCTCACGATACCCCCTCCAAAATGCACAATGACCACTGTGCAAAAATTTTCATACTCGGTTGATTTTCGGGGTCGCCAGTACCCGCGCTCCCCCCACCCCCTCCGGAAGGACCCGCGGACCCCCGGAGCCCGAAATCCCAATACTGGCGCGGGTTTTCGGGTTTTTGAGCATCAAAAAACGGCCGCGATGGGCCGTGTGTGGTGTCTGAGTTTCACATATCTTATATTCTGTTGAACCTACGTATCTTTCAGACGCTTAGAACCGCAAGGTTTTTCGGGAATCGGTTCGATGAGTTTCACTTTTACGCAATATGTGAATCTGCCTACAAACCGAACCGATTCATAGCCTTCCGGATCTCGTCCTGGTTGATGCCGATGTACCTGAGGGTGATGGATGGATGGCTGTGGTTATAAATCTCCATCAGCATGGCGACGTTCCTTTCCTTCAGATAGAAATGGTATCCGAACGTCTTGCGCAAGGTGTGGCAGCCGATATGTTCCAGATTGAACTGTCGAGCCACATCCCTCAGAATTCGATAGGCCATCTCACGAGTGATCGGTTTCCGCCGGCCATGACGATCCCGCTGACGGCTGGGGAACAGATAATCATCATCCGATTTGTCACGGCAGTATTCCTGGATTGCGCGCTTTAGTTTCGGGTTGATCTCGATCAACTTCGTTTTTCCAGTCTTCTTCTCCTTGATTCTGACCTGGGATTTCCCGCGCACATCCTGCACTTTGAATCCGAGCATATCCGTGATGCGAAGCCCAATATTAATTCCCATTACGAACAGGAACCAATCTCTCGGATTTTTCTTCCACAGATAAGCTTTGATCTCATCGATCAATTCCAAATCGCGTATCGGCTGGACGGCGTTCACGATCACCACCTCGTGTAACAAAAGAAAAAGCGCCATTCGGCGCCATTTATCCAGTGTTCCTTTCGCAAAACTGTTTCATTTTTTCATATGCCTTTTGAATATCTTCTTCATCAGTTGCAATCCATCCATGAGTCCGTTTGTGGGCACGTTGTGTTTCCTGCGCGTAGCCATAATACTTTCCGTCATTGCCTTTGGCCAACTTGACCTCCCAATCCGACCTATATGTAATGTTAGGATTGGGCTTTGAGTACACCTGAATTAAAAAAGATCTTATTTCATTCATCCGAATCTCCTCCTCATCACAATATTCGACACATCATTCCCAGATCCTGTCGATAATGTTGTGATGAGTGTTCCGAGTAAGTCCACAGTTTATTCTGCGGGCTTGTCTCATCATATGATGCTTCGTCTGCCTTGACGGCGTTCCTGGCGATTGCGTGGAATAGGCTCAGCAAGTGGTGCCAGCTTTCGAACCATCCAGTACACCCATTTCATTCCGATGCACCCCTGGACAAAAAGTAAGACGCTTGATTACTTCAAGCGCCTTGTGTGGATCGTATTCAGATAATCTCCGTCCCCATTCTATATCAGCGATCATTTGAGACGCAAATTTCCTGCAAAATCTGCAATTCCTGCAATTCCTGCAATTCCTGCAATTCCTGTAATTAGCGCGCTTTAGCTTCGACCATTCTCCTGATGATTCTATCCCGGATCATATAAACTTGCCTTTCCGAGTATCCGAAATGGCGGGCAATTTCCGGAATTCGCATGCCGTCCAGAAGACAGTCCAGCGTTGCTCGGTCGCGTTCGTCCTCAACTAGGTCGATGCGGTCCTGGATGAATCGCACCTTCTGTTCCAGCCGCTCGAGCCGCCTCCATTTCTTCTCGCGCCGAAGCGTCTCGTGATAGACGGGATCGCTGACGCCGCCCTTCCCGCGAGGCATGTCCATGTTTTCATAGGACCGGACAGCGCCTTCACCAGCATCTTCGAGATAGCCGCGCAACCGAGCGATATCGCGGACCATCCAGTGATAGTCCCGCAAAATTTGCTCGATCTCTTTGTATGTGTACGTCATGACGTGCACCGCTCCCCTATGGTATAATGACCATAAGGGAATATTTGTTCGAATGCCTCCACCCTCGTTTGCCCGTCGTGATGGAGGCATTCTCTCTTTATTTTCGGCGTCCGAGTTTTTCCTCGAGCCCGAAAACCATATCGGCTGCTTCCTTGAGCTTGCACCGGTACAGATTTCGAGCCAATAGGACCGCCTTCGCTCGACCATGCAGAAGGTACTCGCGTTTAACAGCCTCTTCGCGCGACCGAATGCTGAATTCAAGTTCGCCCCACTTGGTTCTGATGATCACTTCATCGCTCCCTCCTCAAAAATCACATGCTCCAGATCGGCAGTCTTTGCCGTATACATCTCCCTCGTTCACCGGAACCTCACGCATCGTTGCTTCGTTGATCAATCGTTCCAGCTCTCGGATCGTATCCGATATCTTGAGCTTAATCAGGCGGACCCGGCGCTGATGATCCTCGTTTCGATCGTTGCAGTACATGTACAAATGCAGTTGCACAGCCGAATCTTCCGCCTTTACAAGTTTCCGCAGAAGACTATCCGCCATCTTGAGTTCGTGTCTGCTCATCTTACCGTTCATACGCAATCCCCCTGTACATGTCCGGTATCGGCCGGCCGGAGCGGTCATGTTCCGGAGCAGCATGATTCCGATCCAGACTGACGAACCGGTTGTAGTTCTTCAGGAAAGCAAGCTCGACCGTTCCGACCGGTCCGTTCCGCTGCTTCGCCACGATGACTTCAAGGATGTTCTTCTTGTCAGTCTCCGCGTCATAGTAGTCGTCTCGGTACAAGAATGCGACGACGTCGGCGTCCTGCTCGATCGCGCCCGATTCGCGCAAGTCGGAAAGCATCGGCCGCTTGTCCTGCCTCTGCTCGACACCGCGGCTGAGCTGCGAAAGCGCGATGACCGGCACATCCAACTCGCGCGCGATCTGCTTCAGCGACCGCGAAATCTCCGTCACTTCTTGCACCCGGTTCTCGCGCCGACCGCGGACCGTGACTAACTGCAGATAGTCGATGATCACGAGGCCGAGCCCCAGGCGTTTCTTCAGCCGCCTGATCTTGGCGCGGATGTCCGTCACCGTGATGCCTGGCGTGTCGTCGATATAGATGCCCGCTTCCGACAGTGCGCTCATCGCCATCGGCACTCGCGACCAATCGTCGAAGTCCAGCTTTCCGGATCGGATCCGGGATGCATCAATTCTGCCTTCAGATGCGAGGAATCGCTGGCCGAGTTGCGTCGCAGACATTTCGAGGCTGAATATCGCGACGATCTCGCCGGATCTGACGGCGGCGTGCTGCGCGATGTTGAGCGCAAAGGCCGTTTTTCCAATGGACGGCCTAGCCGCCACAATGATCAGGTCGCCGCGCTGAAAGCCGGCTGTCAGCCTGTCCAGCTCGTCATATCCGGACGGGACGCCGGTGATGCCGGTTTTACTCACCGCCCTTGCTTCGAGCTGGTCATAGGTTTCAGCCATCACATCGCGCATGTACCGAAAGTCCTGCCCGGACGATGTCTGATCTGCGAATTGTGCGGCCGCCGTCTCCAGCGCCGCCGATAGAGTCTCCGGATCCTCGTGCCGGATCGCTGCATCATACAGCCCTCTGATCAGGTCATATCCGATCCGCTGAAGCCAGCACCGCCGAACTTCACTTGCGTAAAACTCGACGTTTGCCGCCGTCGGCACTTCCGAGAGGATCCGCGACAAATACTCGACGCCCCCGACCTGTTCGAGCTTGCCCAGGGACATGAGCCGGCTGGTCAAAGTGATAAGGTCGATCGGCTCGCCGTCATCACGCA